AAACAAAAACCTGTGTGGCCTGAGTATTGGAAGTTAGATGAGCTTGAGAAAGTTAAAGCAACACTACCGGTTGGTAAATGGAACGCACAATGGATGCAACAACCAACTAGTGAAGAAGGTGCAATTATAAAACGTGAATGGTGGCGTAAATGGAAACACGATTGGATACCTGATCTGCATCACGTTATACAATCTTATGATACAGCGTTTATGAAAAAAGAAACTGCTGACTTTAGTGCGATTACTACTTGGGGTGTGTTCTATCCAAACGAAGACTCACCTGCTAATTTAATACTATTAGATTGCATTAAAGAACGATTTGAGTTTCCAGAACTACGTCGTAAAGCTTTAGAGCAGTATAAATATTGGCAACCTGAAACAGTTATTGTTGAAGCTAAAGCATCTGGACTACCTTTGACGTACGAACTTAGACAGATGGATATACCAGTTTCTACCTTTACACCGTCGAAAGGAAATGATAAACATGTAAGAGTTAACACATGTGCACCTCTTTTCGAGTCTGGAATGATCTGGGCGCCAGAACAGAATTTCGCTGAAGAGGTTATAGAAGAATGCGCAGCATTTCCACATGGTGATCATGACGACTTAGTCGATTCTATGACTATGGCTGTTATGCGATTCAGGCAGGGAGGCTTTATCTCTCACCCCGAGGATTATGTAGAAGAAGAATCAGTGCCTAGAAAAAGGATTTATTATTAATGTCAATACCACTGCTTAGAAAATTACTCATGAAAGAAGCTGTTAAAGACACAGCAGGTTCTTCTGGTATTATGTCTATCAATAAAAATATAGCAGCTAAAGTAGAACAACAACTACAAAAATATGTTAATGATGCTATGCAACAAGGTGTTGATTTAGATACACTATCTCCTGAACAATTAAAAATGATTGTTCAAATGAACAAACCAAAACCACCAAGAGTAATATCTGCAGATAGTCCTGAGGGTAGAGGTATTACAGAAGCATTGTTTGGTAAACGAGGTGAGATAGTTGATTTTCCACAAAAGAGAAGTTTTAAACAAGAAGTAGATGACATGATAAAAGATGGAACTATTACTAAAGGTCCACGTGGCATGAAGAAAAGTAAAAAAGTTCAAGACAGAGAAATGTTTCAAGATGCTAACAAAAGATTAAAAACAGATGTAGATAAAATTATTGCAGATATAAAAGCTATGGATCCAATGGACTCTATGAAAGAAGCAAACTCTGTTATTGGTAGAAAAGGTGCATATAAAAATCTAACACCAGAAGAATCTAAAAAAATATTAAAAGATACAGAGGATCATATTTTTGAAAGAGACATACCAGAAGAAGATTTTGCAGACGGCGGTGTTGCAGGATTACTGGGTGAGAGACCTGGATATAGATCTGCAGGTTTTATTAGTGGCAGAACTAAATCATCTAAATCTAAATCATCTACTAACCAAGGCCCCGCAGGTGGTGCATCTGCTGGTGGAAACTATGGCGGTAACGTTAACCCTAATCAAACTTACGGTGGTGGCGGTGGAGGAAATAATAACACTGGCGGCGGTGGAGGTGGCGGACCACCAGGCACTAATACCAATGTCGGACAAAACAATATACCTACACTAAATAACATTAATAACATTATAGAAAAAATAAAACAAAAACAAATTTTAGCTTCTATAATTAATTTAGATGAAGAAGATTTGGCTTTAGATATAGACCCCCGAAAAAAAGGTGTAAAAGGTCTTTTAGACCTTATTACTAAACCTAAACCTGATAAACCAGGTTACAATTTTGGTGTAGAAGATTTATTAAATCCTAATAAAGCAAGTATTTATGGAAATTATTTTAATAAAAATTTTTTAAAAGATTCTGAGTTTAAATTAGGTCTTAAACAAAATTTAAAAGAAGCAGTAGAGGGAGATATTAACCCTCAACTTCAACTTGAAAGAAGATTGGGAGATAAAAATATTACCGGCACTTTAAATAAAGAGGGAAATTTTAATCTTGGAATTACAATGCCTTTTGGAAAAAAACCACCAGGAAAAGTAGGACCAAGAAATTTTCAAGATAGATTTGCTCCTGATATATCAAAATTTAATTTTGAAGATATGACTGGAATACCGTCTCAAGCTCCAACTAATATGCAACTTGCAATGATAACAGATACACAAAAAGATCTTATTGATAAACAAGGTAAGATGGGACAATTAACTGGTTCTTTTGACCCAGATGCAACTTTTAATGCTGCTAAAATGTTTGATGATAAAGGTTCATCAGGAGTTTTTGGAATAGGTGCAACAGAAGCTGAACCCATGACACGTGAAGAGTTCGATGCTTATATAAGTGAAAAAGGTTATGCAGACGGTGGACCAGCAAGACAAAACTTTAAAATGGGCAGACGTGCGTTTTTAAAAATGTTGGCAGGAACTGGCGCAGGAATCGCGGGACTTAAATCAGGATTAATTGGAACAGGTGGTAAAGAAGTAACTAAAAAAGCTGTAACAGAAACTGTTAAATCTGCAGGAAATTATCCTCCACCATACTTTTTTAAATTAGTAGAAAAAATTAAATTCATGGGTGATGACGTAACTAAAAAAGCTGCAACTCAAGACAGACAAGTTGTTAAAAGATATAAAGATTATGAAATGAGTGAAGATTTAGGAACAGGTGAAATTGTAATTAAAAAAAGAAACGAAGGGTCTTTTTATGATCAAGACGGAATAATATCAGATGAGTATATAGTTTATAAACCTGGTCAAGCAGATGAATTGACTAAGGGTAAAAAACCTCCTCCTGAGTATGATGAATACACAGTAAGACCAGATGCTGAAGGTAAACTAAGAGATTCTGAAGATGGTTTAGATAGCATAGATGAGATTTTAGAAGAAGTAGGTGATCCGGATTCTTTAACACTTAAAAAAGCATCAGGCGGTATCGCTAGAATGTTAGGTGAGTAATGGCTAATATATTAGATTACATTGATAAGATGCAAGAGATGTACGAAGGCAAACCAAGCTCCATGGTTCAGGAACCACGGAACATGGCTAATGGTGGACAGATAATAGGTAAACCAGGTGGAATAGTAGAACCCGGTGTTATGTATTATGGTAAAAACGTAATGAGTGGATCTCCAGCACAACAAGCAGAAAATATTAGAAGGCAAAACGAATCATTAAAAAAAATATCTGAGTTATTTAAGAAAAAAGATTATACAGGTTTAAAAACAAAAACTCCTATAGCTAGAATTAAACAAGGGGCGAATGATGCAGGAGGTAAATTAAATACTGCACAAATAAGTCAAATTACAAAAGCAATAGAAGGCGGACCTGAAACACAAAATGCATTTGCTAAAAAATTAGGAATTACTCGTAAAGAATTATTAGAGGGAGTAGAAAAATCTAAAAGTAAAATATCTTTAGAAAAAAGTGAAAAACTTTCTAAACAACAATTAAAAAAAATAGAGTTTCAAGAAAAATTATTTAAAGAAATTGTAGATAATCCTAACGCCACTGTAGATTCTATGATGAAAAAATTTAAAGTAGATAAAAAATATTTAGTGTCTCAATCTAGTAAATTATTAAAAAATGTTTATTCACAAAACGTATCAATAGCTAAAGGTCCAGAGTTTGATTTAGACAGTAGAGGAAAAGCCACATTAAAAAGTTGGTTACCAGATGATTTTAATACAACAGAAAAATTTTTAGGTAGATTTGCAAACATAGATGGTTTTAAAAAAATTCAAACAGAAAACATGGGTATATTAATTAAAAATGCCTACGCTAAAACTAGTCCTAAAAAATACACTGATGCTATGAAAGCATTAACCGAGTATAATAATTTTAAAAACAATTTACCTAAAGGTTTTAAAGTAGACTTAGATCACCCATTATCTAAAGTTTTTTTAAAAGGTTCAGGAGTGTCTCCTGATAAACTTTTATATGTAACGCCTGTTAATAGAGATTTTAATAGAGGTTTTAAAATGCAGATGGGTAATAGATATGCCAAAGCTTTATTACAAGGAGATAAAACAGCTATTAAAAATGTTAGGGCTTTAGCTGATAAATTAAAAATTAATATTGGAAATGTTAAAGGATCTAAATTAGATTTTGGTACTACTAAATTTGATACAAAGAAAAATTTTAGTAAAGAGTATATGGCCAATATAAAAGAACAAACAACAGTTGCAGATGAATTAAATAAATTACAAAAAACTAAAAAAGGTAAACAGCTTATAAAAGATGCAGGTTTTAAATCAGGACAAATAAAAGAAGTACAAAAAATTACTAAAGGAGTTATATCTCAATTAGAAAAACTAGGTTGTGGTAAAGCAGCAGGTGGTAGAATTTTAATGAGCAATGGTGGTGCAACACTAACCAAGTGTGCAAAAAAAGGACAACAAAAATTAAACTTAGGTTTAACAAATGGTTTTGATAAAACTGAAGGAGAGTTAGCAAAAAAAATATTACAAGCAGGTAGAGGACTTGGAAGTATGTTTGCATTAAGAAATTTATTAGGACCGGCAGCAGTTGGTTTTACTGTAGCTGCAGAAGCAGGATTAGTTGGTTATGATATGTTAGCAACAGGTAAATCATTTAAAGAAGCAGTAGGAAGTAGTTTATTTAATTATGCATTAGGAGATAAAACTAAAATAGATAATAAAAAATTAAGATATCAAGGTTATGCAGATGCTGGTTTAAATGAAAATCAAATAGGTAAAATATCTGCTTATGAAAATGCAATTGATGAAATGAATAATACGTTTGCAGAATTTGACAAAGAAAATAAACTTTATAATGCTGCTGTAACGGGCGGACCTAGAATGTCTGACGCAGTAAAACAAAAACAAATTAAGAATTTTTATGATCAAGCAAATAAAAATAAAGCATTAATTCAAGATTTAGCAAGAACACAAACAGAAGATAGATTAGATAAAGCTCTTGATCCAATGGTGCCAGCTCTAATGTCTGACGCTGATGCAAAAAGAAAAGCAATGCAACTGACAAAACCAACAACCGTTAAATTTGGAAATTTTATGGACACAGTATTTCCTAAAGGATTTCTTAGTGATACAACTTATGCAGAAGATAGAAATAAAGCTATAAACTACATGCCAGAAGTACAAGAATATTACAGAGGCAATAGATTTGCAAGAGGTGGTTTATCAGGAGGTGATACATCAGGCAGACCACCAGAATCAGGACCCATGTCACAAGGGTTGCGTTCATTATATAAAAATGGTAGAAAACTATAACGGAGAATAAATGGCAGATATAGATAAAGCGCTCCCGAACACTCGTACTGAATTAAAAGTTCCTGGGCCGGAACAAGACGTCGAGATTCAAGAGCAACAACCCGAAAAAGGACCAGTAGAAATAACACCTGATGAAGATGGTGGTGCAACTATTGATTTTGATCCAAGTGCTGTAAATCAACCAAGTACTGAATCACATTTTGATAACCTTGCAGATATTCTACCAGAAGAAACTTTAGATCCAATTGGATCATCACTTAGATCAGATTACCAAGACTACAAAGCATCAAGAAAAGATTGGGAACAAGCTTACATGAATGGTTTAGATCTTTTAGGATTTAAATACAATAATCGTAATGAACCTTTTCAAGGAGCAAGTGGTGCAACACACCCTGTGCTAGCTGAAGCTGTTACACAGTTTCAAGCGTTAGCTTACAAAGAATTATTGCCATCAGATGGTCCAGTTAGAACACAAATTTTAGGTATATCTAACCCTGCAAAAGAACAGCAGGCACAAAGAGTAAAAGATTTTATGAATTATCAAATTCTAGATCAAATGAAAGAATATGAACCAGAATTTGATCAAATGTTATTTCATCTACCTCTAGCAGGTTCAACTTTTAAAAAAGTTTATTATGATGATTTATTAGGGAGAGCTGTTTCTAAGTTTATCCCTGCAGATGACCTTGTTGTTCCGTATACGGCTACCTCATTAGACGATGCGGACTCAGTCATCCATATTATAAAAGTTTCTGAAAATGATTTACGTAAACAACAAGTAAATGGTTTTTATTCAGATATAGAATTATCAAAACCGTCTGATGTTACAGATGCAGACAAAATAACAGATAAAGAACGTGAATTGGAAGGAATGTCTAAAACGGCTAAAGGAGAAAAACTTTTTACGTTATTAGAATGTCACGTTAATTTAGATTTAGAAGGTTTTGAAGATGTTGGTGAAGATGGTGAACCAACAGGAATAAAATTACCTTACGTCGTTACAATCGAGGAAGGTAGTCAAAAAGTTTTGTCAGTTAGACGAAACTTTGCGCCCAATGATCCGCTTAAAAATAAAATCCAATATTTTGTCCACTTTAAATTTCTGCCAGGACTAGGATTTTATGGATTCGGATTGATACATATGATTGGCGGATTGAGTCGTACGGCAACGGCGGCTCTCCGTCAATTATTAGACGCAGGAACTTTATCAAATTTACCAGCAGGTTTTAAACAAAGAGGTGTTAGAGTAAAAGACGATGCAACACCAATCCAACCAGGAGAATTTAAAGATGTAGATACTCCGGGTGGCAATCTAAAAGATGCTTTCGTATTCCTTCCATACAAAGAACCATCAGCAACTTTATTACAGTTGATGGGAATAGTTGTTCAAGCAGGACAAAGATTCGCGTCAATTGCTGACATGCAAGTCGGTGACGGGAACCAACAGGCTGCTGTTGGTACGACTGTAGCTCTATTAGAACGTGGTTCAAGAGTCATGTCAGCTATCCATAAGAGATTGTATGTTGGATTAAAATCAGAATTTAAATTACTGTCAAAAGTATTTGCTACATACCTTCCGCCAGAATATCCTTACGATGTTGTAGGTGGACAAAAAAATATTAAGGTTGCAGATTTTGATGACAGAATAGATGTACTGCCAGTTGCAGACCCTAATATATTTTCTATGTCTCAAAGAATATCACTTGCTCAAACTGGTTTACAAATGGCAATGTCAAGTCCACAAATACATAATTTGTATAATGCATACAGAAAAATGTACGAAGCACTTGGTATAAAAGATATCGATAGAATTTTACCACCACCTGCACCAACTGCACCTAAAGATCCAAGTCTTGAACACATAGATGCATTAGGTGGAAAACCTTTTCAAGCATTTCCAGGTCAAGACCATAGAGCACATGTTACAGCGCACTTAAATTTTATGTCAACTAACTTAGTTAGAAATAATCCTCCTGTTATGGCTGCAATGCAAAAAAATATTTTAGAACATATTAGTTTAATGGCTACAGAACAGGTCCAATTAGAATTTAGAGAACAAATGGTACAGTTACAACAACTTTCACAACAAGCAGCAACTGACCCACAAGCTCAAGAACAAATACAACAAATGTCACAAGCTATAGAAGCAAGAAAAGCAGTGTTGATTGCAGAGATGACAGGTGATTTTATGAAGGAAGAAAAAGAAATTACATCACAATTTGACTCTGATCCGTTATTAAAACTAAAATCACGTGAAGTTGACTTAAAAGCAATGGAGAATCAACGTAAACAGGAAGAAACAACTGCAAATCAACAACTTGAAAGAGCAAAATTACTTCAAGCACAACAATTAAACCAACAAAAGATGGAACAGAACGAAGAATTAGCAGAATTAAGAGCTGACACATCTATCGAGAAGCAAGAAATGGCAAATGATGCTAGATTTGCACTTGAAAACATGAAACCAAACAAGTAAAAGGAGTTATTATGATGAATTACAAAACAGGCGGTAAAAAAGTTGCAATGCCAGAGCAAGAAAAGGTAGTTGACCCTAGATCTGAAAAAAGTTTTAGAGGAAAAAGCTATATTGCTAAAGGTGATAGCAATCCAGTTAAAGGAACTGGTGCTGCAAGAAAACAAAAAGACGTAACCTGGTATTAGTCCATGGCGTTTCCAATTTTAGGTGCATTAAAACTAGCGATGAACGCTGGTTCGCACATTTATAAAAAGAAAAAAGAAACTCAAATGATGATGGCTAACGCACAAGCTAAACATGCAGAAAAAATGGCAAACGGGGAATTAGAATACTCCGGCAAACTTTTAGAGGCAAGGCAATCGGACTGGAAAGACGAGTTCGTTTTGGTCGTGCTAACGCTGCCAATTTTAGTGATCGCGTACGGGGTCTTCTCGGACGATCCGGGTGCTTCTGCCAAGATAAAAGAGTTCTTCGACCAATTCCAACAACTCCCGTCATGGTTCACAAACCTTTGGATCCTTGTCGTGGCGAGTATTTATGGTATAAAGGGAACACAAATTTTTAAAGGCGGTAAAAAATAATGAGAAAATATTTAACAAATAAAATTATCAGTGCTATCAAGCCAAGTGTACCTACAACAAAATTAGGTAAAGCTAAGAGCGAATTAGCAAAAGCTATACAAAAAACAAAAGGTTCTAAAGCAAAATTAAAACAAACATTGTTTGAAATAGAAAACAAACAACCTCTAACTTTTGGCGGCACTAAGAAAAAAACTATGTCTAACACTGAAAAAGCTAAAAAAGCAAAAGCTAAAAAAGCTGAGAAGTTTGAAGAAACAATGAAAGAAAATAAAAAAGTAATAAAAAACATTATGAGAGGCGGAAAAAAATAATATGAGAATGAGTTATAAAAAAGGTAAAGAAGTTAAAAAGAAAAGTAATTTTGGAATGTTAAGTGTAAAAGCTGGCATAGACAAAAACCCTAACCCAACACAAGCAGATAGAATTGCTGGTGCAAAAATGGGTGACAGAAAAAAAGCAATGGGAGGCGGCATGATGAGAAAAACTTTTAAAAAAGGTGGATCAGGAAAAGATACTCATGTAACTAAAGACGGACGTACGGTTAAAAAAGGTTTGTATTATTACATGAACAGAGCCAAAAAAAGAGGCACTAGTAAGCCAGGTAAAGGTTCTGTAACTGACAAAGCAT